AACCCACCCCGTAACGCTTTTGAGCCTACTCGTCCATAATTGCACTTTGCACACGCTGCAACAAGGTTTTGTTCGTCGTCCGTACCGCCTGCGCTTCGCTCGATCAGGTGATCGACTGTGTTGGCTTCAGCTCCGCACCAATAGCAACAATTCTGATCGCGTTGCAATATGCGAAGCCTGATCTTGCGCCATTGGGTTGTTGACCCATTGTCTTTTAACGCGCTCATTTAGTGATAGCCATTCTTTTGGAAGAAGCGCCATGCGTTGCATGATGAACCATAACGTTTCTTAATATAGCGAAGAGTCCAGTCAATTTGGGTGTAACCGTCTAGCTTCTTGTAAGTCTCATTCCGCATTTGGCCTATCCCATAGTGAGACCCATTGCGTGCGGTAGGTGACCACGTTGAATTCTCTTTTTCAATTAGCTTATGAAAGCAAACGAATTGAGTCCAATTCTCTATCCGAGAGTGTGCGTATAGCTTGTATTTATCTTCTCTTTTGCTCTCAGTTGCCGATTGGCTAGGTGTAACGCCCAACGCGTTAAACAATAGCGTGGCCAATAGCACCAAACGCACGCGCGAGCTACCAGCCTTCGGCGCTCGCTGCGAGCGTGTGGAGCGTAGTCCTATTGTCAAATAGGTGTCAAGAATGTGGATAAGTCGAGCGTATCTCTGGCGTGTTGTCCACAAGTTATCAACAAGTCTCACATTTGCTCCTTTATTTGGTCGCCAATGTATTTTGTATAGGCAGGCGGTATCGCTTCAACCAATTCAGTCCAAATCATGTGATGAATTCCCATTGACTCATTGGCTTCGGCCATTGTTTTGGCCGTGTGGCCGCCATTTGGTATTTCGTCACGCATTGACCCATATATGCCCACGGGTTTGCCTTGTGCTTTGTGATTGCAAATCGTGCCTTTCAAGTCAAAGGTAGACTCAAACAATCTATGACGTCGTACCTTTAGCCCAAACGCTGACCCACAAAGCAGAATTGGGTCTATTAAAGGCGCATTGACAACGTTTTCAATGATGTAGGGCACGCCTGCAATTTTTAACGCTTCACGTACTGGCTCAACCAAATCTTGTTTGTCTGTACCTTTGCCCTGAGCATTTCGAAGGTGTTTCGTGGCGCTGAAAGTCTGACAAGGCGGTGACGCATGGATAACGTCGAATGATCTGAGGAAATCCAAATCCTTCACAATTTCCATGACGTCGCCCCGAATGTAGGTGTAGGGATAGCGTTTGCCATGTTTTAAATCCACGCCAGTAACTTCAAAGCCTGCCATGTGATAGCCCATTGAAGCGCCACCAGCGCCGCAGAATAAGTCGAGAAGTTTCATTTAGAACCACCCCAACCGTCGCCTTTAAAGTGAATTGGATTGGACGACCAAACGCGTTCCATAACCAACAAGCATTGGTCACATGAAGGCGCAGCTAAAACGTCGCTGTAAGGTGCAGAAACGGTCTTTTGAGAGCTGCACGCTGGGCATTTGAAATCGTAGCTAGGCATTGTAGACCCGACTTTCTTCGAATAGCCCCATTCCAACATGGCCGCATGATTGGCATTGAACCACGTGCATGTAATTGGGCAAATTCTCAGTCACCTTCACAATCACATGATCGGTCAAAGCTTTTTCTGCACGACAATGATATTTAAACGGCATGACTGCTCCTTTGAAGATTGGCCATAGGGTGCAAGTCGGCCTGACTGAGCCACCATGACCCGTCAGCTCTTTGACGCTGTGGCCTGCGTGCAACGGCAATGGGTATCCAGCCGCAAAGGTAATACGTCGGAGCTGTACCCGTGACAAGGATTGCAATGTCTTCTTTTCGATCAAGATTGGTCAGGATTAGCGAACCGTCTTTCCATTTTGTCCACTTGATCTCTAGCCCTAGATTTTGCAGCTGAGCGTCAGCTTGATCTTTGTAATTCTTGTCTTCGTCGTCAACGATAGGAATTTTGAAGTATTTCTTGACCGCGAATTCGCCGCCGATTGCTTCGGTTTGTTGCATAACAAAAGCTGGGAAGTTTAGTCGCTCTCGATCATGCTGAAAGTTCCGCTTGACCGTCACGCCTTCCCATTGTGGAATGTAGCGTATCGCACGCGTCAGCCCTTTTTCAGCTGCTTTGATCTGCATTTCATTGTCTAAGTCAACGCGTATCATTTACAAGCCCCGCAATACCAAAGCATATCGTCAAGGTATCGACCGCCAGTTTTTGTTGCATAGTGTTGACCCTTGTCGCACCAGTCAATTTCAGGCGGCGCAACCATGTCTTTGATTACGCTTCCGTCAGTTTGAAAGATTGTTCGTTCGCCTGTGTCAAGCTTGATGATTTCTAGTTCGCCCATTATCTGACCCACTTCCCGTTTGCGTCTAATTTGTACCAAACCGCGTCGCATTGGTTGGCTTTGGTGCGCTCTGGGCAGGTGTAACCGTGATATTCACGCCCAGTCTTCTCCGACACGCCTTTTTTGATAATCATGTGACCGTGTTTGCACAAGGGTGCTTCTTCGATTAGCTGACCGCCAAGCTCGGAAGCCAAAGCTTCGACCGCGCTGCCGATATTTGGTGCAATAGACCAAGCGTCTATCGGTGCAGCCTTGATCTGCTCAGGTGTTAAGCGTTCAACTTTGCTCATGTCCTCTTTTGAGGCTTTGCGTAAGCTCGGCAAGACTTGATTTAAGCAACGTCCGATTGAACTTGTGACGGCATTTTCCAGCCACCATAAACGGGACACGGGCGACTTCTCGCGCCATTCAAGCGCGTAGTCGATTGCAGCTGGCAGGGTTGCCAAGTCGTCGCGATAACAACGAGCTTCAACCAAGACGTAGCCGTCTTTCATGTTAAATTCAATGATTGAAGTTTCAATTCTGCCCAGCGGATAGGCTTCAATCCAACGTTGGACTTTGCTTTGAACTTCTTCATAATCCGAAAGTGTAAAGGCCATTAGCGTTGACGTTCAATCTGTTGGCCGATATGAATTCCAGCAATTCGGCCTTTCAAGTAACCGTCTTTTTTGCCTGTGTTGTAACCCAGCGAATAAAAGACCGTTGCTGACCCCAGAATGATAATCATTGCGAAGCCAATCATTTGTTCTAGTTCCATTTTTGCTCCCGACGGGAGAAGAACGTTCGCCTGCTCCCGACATAAGAATGACGGTTTAGGCTGACAAGGTCAAGAATTAGGCGTGTTCGTCGGCGTGTCTAACGGTCTTTTGTCTTTCAAACCATTGCTCGCAAGCACGCCGCCAAGTGACCCAGTCAAGAAGATTGCAAGCGTTTTGAGTAGGTCAATGAAAGCCGCGTCATTGGGAGCTTGTGCAGCTACGGGTTGGGTGACGAATATGAGTGCGTAGGTAATTCCCAGCGTCACAATCAAAAACACAATTGAAAGCGTGCAGCCAATAAACAAGATCAGGCGCGCTTTTATGTCTTCGGGTGATAGCCGCCGCTGATATTTAGGGCGCTGTTGGCTGTGGCTGAGTAAGGTTTCCAAGTAGGTCTTCCGTGCATGTTCCCGTCGCTTGGCATTGCGGTCGTTTGCACTCATCTAAATTCCAGTTTTCATATTCTTGGCACGGATAGCGGGTGTAACCCTGATACCCACACGACGTCAGCGTCAAAGCTAAGGGAAGCGATAACGCCAACGCGGTGAGTTTCCGAGTCACTTCCCCAATAACCCGAAAGCTGAGTCTTTAGGATTTAACCAACGCAAGATCACGGGCAAAACGGCAGCTAGTCCAGCGCCAGCGATTGCCTTTGGGTCTTGGTTTCCTGTCATGTAGACGGCCAATGCTGCGGCCATGAATGATCTTGCCCATGAGGCAGCGAGTGCTTTTGCTTGTGTCATTTTTTGCCCTTTCGGATTAGTTTTTTTGGAGCTTGTGGAACGTCAATCTTTGGGTATTCGCCCAAATAAGGGACGAGCTTTGGACGACCAAAACCAACTACTTCTTTGCCGACGGTGCGTTGCTTGACCATGACCATGCCGCCATTGCGTTGATCGCCCGTGCCTGAAGTGTTGCCTTCAATTGTCGTGATTGTGTTTCCTTCAATGCCTACAACAATTCCGACGTGCGAGATACGGTCAACGCCGTCGTGTGGAAAGTCCATGAACGCAAGATCGCCAATGGCAGGCTTCTCATGCCACCGTGAAGTTTCCTTGAATTTATGCGCTCCGATTGGTGTTGAAACTACGCTGTGAACTTTAACGCCAGCTTGTGCAAAGACCCAGTTGCAGAATGAACCGCACCACGGCAAGCCGTCGGCTTTTGTGAATTTGCCATATTTGGTCAGGTTGTCGCCTTCTTCGATTGTGCCGACTTCGGCCAAAGCGACTTCAAGAATTCGCGCAGCTGTTCCGTTTGGATAAGTCATGAAAGCAAAAGCTTTGCTTCTTCGGCAGTCATGCCCAATCGTGTAAGTAACGCAGCTCTGTCGGCGTTTGCTTGTTCAATTTGAGCGCGTTCTTCAGCGTCTTTTGCAACCGATAATTCAAAAGCGGCGAATTCTTCGTCATTCATCTCGCGAGTTATGACTTCATTTGTTTGCTGATCGTGAATGGTAATCAT